CACAAACCTGAACCTGACAATAATCGAGATGCAATATTCCACATTTTACTTTGGTCAGCAGCATTACCAAAAGCAGCAGCCACACCTTCAGTTTGGGATTCAATTAAACCCAAAGCCTTAGCAAGAGTAGTAGTGGATTCATATGCATCTCCCGCCAAAACTTATCTCCCCATTTTCTTTTGTTCTTTTTCCATTGCTTTCGCTTTCATTTCTTCTACTGTGGTGTGTATTGATATCATCTCCAATATATCTTTCATTGGAGTATGTTTTGCATCATTAGGACTTATACTAAATATTTTACAATATGTATATAATAAGACACGTAAAGCAATAGAAGGTGTAACTTCTTTCCCTTCTAATGCCTTTCGTATCAATTTCCTTTTCCCGTATCAGCCTCCGACATCATATCACTAAATGGGTTTGGTAATACCTCTTTAAGTTGTCCACCAACATAAGGATTTAACTGTAATAGTTCTAAAGCGTTAAGAGAAGGTTCTGTTTTCTCTATAAAATTCTCAACCATAAACCTATACATTTTATTTAAATCTAAGTTCATTGATTGAGTCTGTGAATTTAAATCCATTACAGACGAAAGGGCTTGTTCTACTTGAAGCCAAGTAGGTTCTTTAACCCAAACTTTCATTATTTGTTCAGAGTCAGGACTAACTCTTAATTCATGCATCGTTGTTTCTACTGCCGCAAATAGGGCACTCTTATCATTTACTATTTCTTTATTCATTTTCTTTCCACCTAACCATAACCAACAAACAAACAAACGTATTGTTGGTGGAATTTAAAACACTAGAATATCTTTTTACTTTGATATTCCTCCTTAATCAACATTGAATATAGCCCATCTACTTTGTGAAGTACAACTGTGTAGTGTTCTAGGGCTTATTGTAAGTTCAACTTCAACCGGCCCTTTATCATCAGGGTATGGTACAGAAACAGAACGAGTAATATAATCTTTAAATTGTAAGTCTACAAAGTCAGTAGCACTTCTTTCAAATCTTAGTTTAAGGATATTAGTGTTATCTTCTCCACCTTCTCTCATTAAATCCCAAATCTTTGTATCAGTAATAAGAAGTGTTAAGGATATTTCATATTGTCTTTGTCCGGCAGTATGGTTAGACATAACTTGATTATTATAGTTACCAATAAATCTTTGACCTACAATGTTATTATTTATTGTTAAACTACCTGATTTGACTCTAGCAAAAGTTTGACCATATACTTCAATAGTACCATCATGGAATAAGTATGGTATTTTATTCTCTGAATAGTTTGCAAAAGCCGTTACATCTGTTACTTGTCTTTGTGGTGAATAATTTTGTGGTGCATCAAATGCACTACGAGTTACTAACTCTACTGTATTTTTAACTTCTTGACCTTCTTCAAATGTTATATTAAGAGAATTAACTTGACACCCTGTAAAGATTCTAGAGTATACTTCTTCTTCAGGAGTTGCAGATGCTTGTACTGTTTGAACTGAATAGTCTGCACCGGATTTACCACCTTTTGCATATGCAACATCTAAAGCAAATGAAGGTAATGTTCCGTTATTGTTTTCAGTCATAGTATAAACAAATGGATTACTTGCATGTATTAAACCATGAGTACTATCATCAAGAACAACGCCTGTAGGTGTAGGGTCAGGATATGTATGGTGTCCTACACCTGAATCTGTTAATCTTCTAATGATTGCACTATTAGTTCCATCTGTATCTATGGTTATTCCCGATGTATCTGTAGTAGTAGGACTAGACATAGTAAAACTCATACTTCCTAATGTATAGTATAACCACATTGGATTATTCATTGATACTTCTAAACTTCCACCACTTACTGTTTCACCTTTAGTAAATTGAAATCCTAAATTTCTAGAACCACCTGCAACTAAATTTAATTCACCTGTTTCTACTTCTACATTTGGTGGTGAAAATGTATTTACAAGACCTAACCAATTGTCAGATAATATAGTTGTTTTAGAATTAACAGGTGGCGTAGGAACGGGTGCTCCAAAAGATTGTATTGTCGCTTTAACATCTGTATCTGCACCCATATCCCCTCTTATATCTCCTGTAACTGTTATAGTGCTTACAGTATTAGATTCAATAAGATATATGTTCTTTTTAGTGGCATCTGCCGTCAATTCTATTTCTATAAAACAACCAACATATAGATTAGGAACTAAATCTATTCCTATATCTCCACCCGCATATCCATCTAATGTAACAGTACTACTATTATTTGTTGTATTAGTAGCAGCAGTTTGCACATCTGCACCTAGATATATACGGGCTTCCGGTGCTAAACTAGCAGTTACTCCTGCTCCTACAAATATCTCATTACTTACCATTTTTTCTCACCTAAACTGTGCTTCGCCCGAACCGCTTAATCTCTACCGCTAGTTTGTAGCCCAATAACCTTTTGCCCCTATCATTGGCCTCACTTCTACTATTCAATGTAATCAATTCAGCCGAATCTTCTACTGTTCCCGAAGTTCCGCCTCCTTGATACACGGTAGGGCTACGAGCATTATTCTCTAAAATGTATCGGACTATTCGATAAATACTCTGTAGTCTATCTCTAGAATCAGTAAGAGAAGAAAAGTCTCTTCTATGTAAAACTCTCATGTGTATTGTCATGTTAAATGTTTCATTTCTAATTACGGTATCAATAGTTGGATTTGTTTGAGACATACCATCTTCAAACACTAAAACAACAGAATGAGAATCTACATCCACTCTTCTTCCTTCATTTGGTTCTAAAGAACGTATATCTAACACTTTAATAGAAGCACTATTTCCTGTAGAAAGAGGTCTATGGTTTGTTGGTAACTGACTTCCTAAAGAAGTTACTGCTGCATCCCACCTATCAGATAGTAGTCGAATTAGAAAGGTTACTTCATCCATCATAATTTAGCAACCTCTTCTTGTATACTTTTAGCAAATTCTTTATCAAATACACTATGGGCTTCTGCTATAACTGCTTCATCAGATAAAGCAAATTCTGCATAAATACTATCTTTTAACATATCATTACGTTCCTGTTGGATTGCAACAATTTTTTTGAATAATTTTGTTACGTCTTTCATACTAATCACGATATAAAATGAACAATGTTTTTCTTCCCATTTAAGATTGCATTTGCTTCCTCTAATAAAATATCGTGTTTAGATTTCAAATCAATATTAGAACCTGTTTCAGTAATTAATATTGAATTATCATCATGTCTAATTATTTCAGCCGCTACAATCTTAGTAGCCGCTTCATGAATAGGTGCAGGTACACGACTTTCACCTGCTACATATGTTACTTTAATAGAATGGTGTTGATTATGGGGATATTCTTTTCTAAAGAAAATTTTACCATCATCCTTCATCATCCAAAAATCATCATTTCTACCCGATGTTTGATTATCAGCAAAAGAAGTTACTGAACCATAAGTAGAAGATAATGTACAATATGTACCATCTTCTCCATCTAATAATGAACTAATAATTATTTTTGTCTTATCTTCACTATCTGTTGTTGCATAAAAGAAATCAGAAACATGTACACTTGAAGCACCATCAGCCGTAATAGATTTAGAAGTAGTTTCTCCTGTAAATTTAGCAGTTTTCATAGGATACACTTCATTAATTGTATCTACAATTTGACTTGCCGTAGTTTTTGGGCCAAAATTATCATAAAAGTGTCTAATACTATTGTTTGCTAAATTCTTAATATAGAATGTATATGTAGTTGGGTTTCCAACGGTTAGTGTAATTGTCCAATCATTAGTAGTAGCAGAATCAGGTACTATTAAAGATGCGGAAGCAGAAGCCAAATCTTTCCATGTATCACCTTGATATACTTCTAATCTAACTAATTTTTGAATTTTAGGATAACTTAATTGAACAAAACCGACATAATCCTTGTAAGCAACAACAGGATATGCATTCCTTCTTTGAGTTTCTAAAGAATGAAATTCATCTCTATAAATAATAGGTCTATAAGATGATTTAATTGTATCATCTATTTTTTCTTCTGCTCTTTTTATTAGTTTACCTATTTCAGAAAGATTAGGAGTTGTATTTGCACTAAACGAACTTATTTGTAATAAATTAGAAATATCTGCGTGTGTAGTATAATGACCATTACCTGCTGAATAATCTACATTTATATTTGTAAAATCACTAGGGGATGAAACTTTGCCCATTTTAATTTCCTCCCACCAATGCCTTCAGACTATTATAGCCTCTTTTAATATTTAAAAAATCTTTCTGTACTCTAACAACATCCATATCCATTGAAGTTGGTTCTTTATTTTTTGTTTGTGGTTTTATTTTAAACTTATAATTTTTAGGTGTAGTATCAAGAAGCATATCCATGTCATAAGTTACATCTGCATATAATATTGGTATTCTACTTTTACCTGCTATAAAACCTGATTTTGATTTACTTTTACTCATCAGGTCTTTAGCATAAATTCTTACTGCATCTATATCTAATTCACCTACATTTTCTATGTTTCTATACTCATCTAAAATATCTACTAAAGATATGTCAAGTTTATCACTAAATAGTCTATAATTTGCAACAATACTATCCCAAGTTTCTTTATCTTCTTCTATTTGTTCTTTATCTGAAACTTCTTCTTCTATAATTCTAAAACCGTGTTTTTCACGTTTTACCTCATTGTCTATTAAAGATTCTAACAAAGTGTTATCCATTTTAGGAAATTGTTGCATAACTTCAAAAATCATACCTGCTAATTTTTCTACGTTCTTATCTAATTTAACATCTATACCTTCATCTAAGTTTAATTTAGAACGAATACTTTCAACCCACTTTTGTTTATCTTTACTTGAACCTTCTTTTGTTTTATTTATTTCTATTTCTAAAGTACCTAATTTTAATTCTCTTCTTTCTGCACTTAGATATCCGTAAATAATATTTTTTAATGGGTGCTTATCTTGAGACATAATAATTTTTTCTAAATATTTTTCAACTAATTTAGGCTTAGTACTTATTTCATCTATAGCATCATATGCATCTTCTAATGTGTCAAATTTTTTACTACCTGTAAGTCCTTCAACAAGAAACATATCCTTTTCTTTTTCATACTTACCTGCTCCTTTATCGCCAACCAATTTTAGATGTAATAAAGGAATATTATTTCTTGTATCTTTTTCTGAAAAGGTTTTCTTTTTCTTTCCCTCAAAAAACATTCTTGCTTCATATTGCTCCTCAGATTCATCTTTTTGTTGATTTGGTTTATCAAAATGTTCTAATTTGCTTCCAAGTATTCCACTTTTAAAAGGAAAATTTTCACTATCAAAAGCACCAAATCCTTCCTTGATAAATACTTCATTTACATATTTTTTAGTATCTAAAGTAATTTTAGCACCACTCACTTGTTCCTGAACAACAAAATAATTTTTAATCATCTCATACAATATAGGCTTACCACTATCTATAGCACTCATAAGTGCTCCACTCCCACTTTCTCTTTTTGGGCCTATCTCTACATCACTGTCTATTTCTTGCCCTCTTTCAATATTATCTACTAATCTCTCTATTGCAGGTTGATTATCTATTTGTGTTAATTTAAAATTCTGTAGTTTTTCAGCGTTTAAATTAAGAGGTTCAGTTATAGTAATAGTAACTGTACCATCTGTGTTGTGTTTTGTTTTTTCAGGGAAATATTCGTTTGTACTTAATGCTTGTATTAAATTAAGCATATCTGTTTTTTCTATCTCTTCTAAATAGTGTGTGAAAAATTTATTTATTTCTCCTTCAGTAATAAGGTCAATTAATCCTTCTTCTCTTTCTCTTAATTTCTTAAAATCTTCATTGTCATATTGTAATAATTGAGAAAGTTTAGGTTTAATATCATCCATCTTCTTAGTTCTGTCTTTTCTAGGTACGGCTCTATAAAATATATAACCTAACATACTTAGAAAAATAGGATTTTTTTTATCACTAACTAAGGCATCAAAACCCTTACTTAATTCCGTATTATCAAGTATGACATCCTGCTTAGTATTAGGCACTAGGTCAGCAGGAATTGTTATTTCGCCCATACATCAAACCACCTATGCAAGCCATTTAGCCCAAGCAACGCCTTTAGTTATAGCCGCACCTAAACCTAATCCACTTACAGGAGGTGTATATGTCATTTGACCTGTATTAGGGTCTATCCAATATGCATTGTTCATATTATCGTATCCGGCAGGTGGAACAGGATATCCACTACCATTGTTCATAGCCATTTGTTGTTGCATCATAGTATTATTAATTCCTGTTCCCATATTGCCGCCTTGTATGTTTTGTGGGTTCATTCCCATTGAGTTAGCCATTGGCGGTTGTGTAGGTGCTGCTGCTCCACTAAATCCTTGAGACTCTAAATATTGTGCTTTAGCCATTCTACGTTGCATAATTACTTCTGAATTAATTGCTGAATTTAATAAATTTTGTAAATCTAATTCTATGTTAGCAGCAGTAATTTCTTGAAAAGTACTTTTAACGTCTGTGTTTAAAACAAGCCCCGCACTTGTTGTAGTAAACTCTAATTGGGCTAACATATCACCAACAACTCTAGCAACAACATCTTCAATCAATTGTTCCATGCTAGATAAGAATGCTTCTCCATGATATTGAAAGAAATCTTCTACATGATTCTCTTGTAATGTTAATAAATTGTTCATTGTTTTAAATTGATTTTGTTGACCATTTGATATAGTATTAGCCAATTGTGTGTTGCTTGTTCCGAATAATCCCATTAGTTCTCACTCTCCGCCTGTACGCCCTTGCTTGTAACCTTAACGCCTTCGGTCAATAAGACTTTCACTCTCTTGGTATTAGATTCGTTTTCTATTAACAACCTAAATAACTCTTCTTCTTTACTTTCAACAGTTCCTTGAGGAGGTTTAATTGTCCAACCTAATCCCGCAAGTGATTGTATATCTCCTTGTTTTAGACTAGTTAATGGCCCACTAGATAATGGATTTAAATTAGGCATTTTTGGAATATAAGCACTGTATGACAACCCATGTTCTTCTGCTAACATTTGTTGTTCTAACATTTCATATTGTCTGTGTATCTGTGCATGTTTATCACAATAAGTTCCTCTCATTGGATATCCTTTTCTAACTTTATGTAGTGGTAATGGTGGTCTTAAATTATCACTTGCTTCCCAAACCTTTTGAGTTCCACAAACAACACATCTGTCTTTCATGTTATATTTGAAACTATATGGAAATTTTAAAAAAGATTTTTTTTCCGGTTTTAATATTTTAATTATTTCTTTCAATTGTTTTTTTGGCTTTAAGTTTTTAAATTCGTACAACATTACTGTACCTGCTGCTCTCGCTTGGTCATGCCTATCCATGAAGGCATTTGACGCTACAGTTGTAGTGGTTGCACCAATTAAATTAGGTGGCTGATAGTTCATCGTCATGGTCTTCACACCTAGTAGTCCTTTATCATTGTTAAGATTCCTCTGTATACCATTGTGGAGTCAGTTTTAGCACTAACAATGTATTTGAAACAAGGTATTCCCTTTTCATTTAACTTTTGCATTCCATTTTTAAATGCCTCAAAAATAGGATGTTTTTCAATTGGCCCATCATGTTCATATTTGTCTTTCCATAAATCATATTTATTGGCCCATATACCTACTGCAATAGGATAATCGTGGTCTTTTTTCTTTTTTAATTTATTATTAACATTCCAATGAGGTGAACAAATACTATCTACTAAGAATGTCCAACATAATTGTTGTTCGATATCATAATGTTTATTCATGTGCCTATCATCAATTAAAAAAATAATGTATTTTACTCTACGTTCTTTCATATCTTTTATCCATTCTGTCCAATAAATAGTTTGTCCACCGATATCGGCAGTTTTTACAGTATGAGCATTACCATCTAATTTTATATATTTTCTAGATGCCCTTTCTAATCCTACTGTTCTTTCCATAATATCGGGTACTTCGCCTCTTGTTCTCAATTGGTGGTGTAAGGTGGTCTTCCCTGCTTTACTCGCACCATATACACCAAAGGGTATTGAATGTAATCTTTGATATATTTTATTCAATCCCTCAACCATTAATATGGCGAATCCCGCCATTACTGACACAATATCACCACAAATGATTCCAAAAGTCTACCAATCCATTCCACAATATTGAGATTGTATTGACCCCAAATATTGCTAATGTTTGACCTATAAAGAAACAAGCAATGGAACTTATAATACCCCATATCCAAAACCTTGCTCTAAGAAACCAAATATCAGCAGAATGTGCTCTTTGCAAATCATAAGCCATAGCGGTTTCATCAAAACCCATTAGGATTTCTCCAACCATTATTTCACCTCAATCATTGTTCCAATGTTAAAAAGGAAGGACTTACACCTTCTGTATTGCTCTTAATTACGGGTAAATTATTATCACCATAAACGTTAGTAGGGGATTGTACTTGGTTATTCCATGTCTGTTGGAAATTTCTAAAAGACTCTCTAACTCTTTTACGGTTCTCTTCTTCTCTTGCTCTACGACTCCAATAAGCATCAATGCGTCTTTGTAATAATGTTTCTTCGATATAATCATTAGCAATTAAATCAAATACTGCTTTCATTATCATAATTCCACCTATTGTAGATATACCAAACAATACTGCGTGTGCTTCAACAGTATAAGGAAAACCTACACCATATTGGGCATAGAAGTAAACGTTTACTCCACTAACTGCACCAACAAAAAGAATAGTCATTACTAATCTTGTATCTGTATCTATGCTTGGCATTGTAATCACGCCCACTCTAGGGAGTAATGACCTGTTCCTGTTATATCAACAAAAAGACCTTTAGCACAAAATCTACCATGCATATCATATTCAAAAGAACCATTAGCGGCTAATACCATTCTACAAACTTCTACATCACCGGATGCAGAAGCATCATCACTATCATAAACAGAAATAGTTACTGCTGAACCTGAAACATTAGAGGCATGTACACTCATCAGTTTACACTTACCTTTGAAAACCAATGCATCAGCCGTCTTGACTCCACTACCACTACAACCTATTCTCTCACTTCCTTATTGTCTTCTGAAGGTGTTTCTTTCTTAGGCGTTTCTATCTTTTTTGCTTTTTTAGCAGATGTTTTCTTTGCAGGTGCTTTTTTAGCAGGTGCTTTTTTAGCAGGTGCTTTTTTAGCAGGTGCTTTTACCTTCTTAGGAAATAATATTTTTTGTGCTTGATTACGGGTATCGCCTTCTTTTAACTCATTAGTTAATCTAATTAATTCATTAAACTTATAGTCATTAAGTCTTGCTATATCGGCTTCATCCATCTTATCGAATGTACATGTAAGGTTTTCACCACCTAATATGTTTATTACGTGGTCTAATGGTATTGTTGTTTGTTGGTTAAAATGTATAGGGTATATTACCCCACCGATTTTAATATCTCTTGGGCTTGCTTGGTTCGTTAATGTTACTTGTGTCATGTGGTTTTCTCCTTTTAATAAGGGGATAGTAGCCCCCGTTCTGATTGTCTCAGAACGAAGACTACTATTTTATGTTTATTCTATTATTCACTGTTTAGAGGTTTCCGTAAACACGGACTCTAACAGTTGTATCTGTAATGTTTCCATTCGCTGCTGCGTTTGTTCCATCCATTGCGGTGAACAACAAAGCAAAACTTGTACCACTTTCATAAGCACCTGCGGCAGAGCATTCTACATCTACATCATATGTTGCGGGTAGGCTATTACCTGTTATTAGAACTGCATGTATTCTACTTAGTCCTAGTGAAGCAGCAGTAACTACTTCTCCACCGGATGTTGCAGTTGTAACTAACAACGAAGCATCCACAAGATACTCATCTCCTGATACTTTAGGAGCAGTAAATCCTTTATGGTCAGCCAAAAGGGTTACAGTATGTGCCATACTTTAATCACCTCAAGCACTCTTTATGTTAGTTATCTTACCTTGACCTTTGAAGAAAGAACAACATACTTCACCAATAGTTCTGTACATTGCTTGGTTTCCTAAAGTTCCAACACCGAATGGGTTTCCGTTAGAAATTCCATCCTCGAAATATTCTGTAGGTTTCATAACTGATAACCATAGATGGTCTGTATCTAAGATAAAGATATCACTCAATCCATTTGTTAGGCTTGCTTCAGTTGTTGAAGCCATATCCTTACAAGGGATTAATGGTATGTCATAGTATGTTGCAACTCTGAAACCAACTTCAGCACCTTTAACTCCACGAACACCATTATGTGTAGGAACAATTTCTTTCCTATCCATAAATCTCTCTTGACTTTGTAGTAAGTCAGAGATGTGTTGTATAGTATCGTAGCCTGTTAAGATACATTTTGGGTTTCCACCATTTTGACGGATTCTGCGAATCATGTCATTTAATAGTGTTAGAGTTAATACTCTAGCAGAACCACTTGCATAACTTGCACCGTAATCAACTTCAGCATCCAAGAAATCAGGCACGGCAGTAATAGTTTCAGTACTAACTGTAACTCCTCTGTCTTGTCCATAAATTCTTACTAATTGTGGGTCAAGTGCTTCGTTAGTACCACTTTCACCATCTTCTGTTAAGTTAGCAGTATACATTGCACCTATTTCAGCACCATCTGTTACAACCTTATACAAAGATGTATAGTTGTTAGTCATACCTGTAATACCTGCTGCTGAATATGTTTCAAGAGGTGTTAATAACATCTTGTTCTGTACTTCAGCATGGTGCTTACCCATATCTTCACGGATTATAGCACGTATATCACCAACACCGTCATCAATAGCAGCAAGTTCCATTGCAAGTTCTGAAAACTCGAATTTATGTGCTATTGTTTTAGGCGTTACTTTTAGGGTTGTGTATTCAGGGGCTAATGCCGGAATACCGGATAATGCTGCATTCTCAGCAACTCCACCAATTAGGTCTGCTTTAGGAGATGCACTTCCTGCTGCTCCTGAACCAATTGCAAAAGAAGAACCACTACCACCTTGAGGTCGGCTCTTTAGAACTCTCCAACCACTTGATGTATATGGCCTCTTAGCAATCATAGACAAAGCATTAACTTCTTGGTTAAGCATTGACCATACTTTCTGTCCGTAAAGAACATTGTATAGGTCTGTCATTCCTGTTGCACCGCTAAAAGCGGTTTGTAAATCGTGTCCTGCTCCTGCTAGTCCACCAACTACTCCTGCACTCTTCAACAAAGCATTACCGTTACCGCCTCTTAAGCCGTATGATGCTGCTTCTAAATCTCTCATTGTTTTTATATATCCACTCATATCTTATCACTCCTTAATTATATTTCCTCGCTATATCAGCAATCTCATTCCATGATAGGTTACTTACATCACTAGGAATTTCTATTGATTGTGATTTAACAATCTCATCATTTTGTACAGTTAAAGATTTGCGTAGTTCTGCAAATTCTTCTTTCAAAGCAATTACATCTGAACGAGCATCATATGATGCTGCTTCAGCATTTGCTTTCTTAACGTCTAATTCTTCTGTAAGCCTTGCTTCAAATTGCTTGCTTAGAGAATCGTATGCAATCTTTTCCATTCTTTCTGCTTTGAATGCTTCATATGCTTTTTCAACATTTTCTGCACTTAAGTTAAGAGTAGAGAAGTCAGAATCTTCTAATCCCTTTGTAACATCTAAATCAGCAGGGGTTGGTTTTGGATTACCGTTATCAACAACAAGTTCTCCGGCTTCCATGTCTCTTGTTGAATCTTCATCAAGAGCCTTTTCTTCCATATCCATCTCATCGTCATCCATATCCTCTTCAACCTCTTCTGTATCCATGTATGCCATATCACCCTTTGTTTCAAGGGTCGCGTCTGTCGTATTTTCTTCAGTTTTTTCTAACACTGAAGAATTAACTTGTTTCATCAAGTCATTTAATTCTTCAAGTGCTTTTTCCAATTTTTCACTCATTGTATTACCTCCAACATCTTGTTTTAAAATGTCGAATTTCGCTTCGGGATTAATTCCCTTTTCACATATGGTTACTTCATGAAGTTCTAACTTTTCTATTTCGTTATACTCTCCATATTCATCATTTGTCTTCTGTTTCTTAGATATGGCTTGTCCACCAATACTAAAGGAACGAAGAGTTCCTTTTCTAATACCTCTTGAAATTTCTTTTGCTTTTTCTATATCATCTCTTAATTTGATAACAACATAAAAACCAACATCATCTACACCTGTCTTGTGTAATACTCCATTAGTATCTCGATACTTCTCTACTACTTCACCAACTTGAACATTAGAATGATTTGACATTACATTTCTATATTTTGTTTCTTTCATATATTTTTGTACTGCTTCATCTAATGCCTGTAATGTAATTAAATCATTTTGTTTATCTACAATTTCTATAGAGGCATACCCCCCAATAACTAAATCATCAGACTTTAAAATTCTAAATTCATGATTAGAATCTGCCTTCATTAAAAGAGATTCCGCCATCATCATAAAACAAACACCTTAAACTTTTACTATATAAGTTAGTCGGCACTTTCAGGAGGAAATTTTAATTTAGCATATTTATCTTCTCTTATATCCCATAAATTTTCATTATCTTTATTGTCTAACATTTCTTGTTTTTTACCTGTCCATGCTATCCATGTATTTTTCTCATCTAATGGTACAACCCGCAGATGCATTCTTGTATCGAATTTATCTCCTTCTAATTTATATTCGTGATATCCATCTTTCTGAACACCTAAAATTAAATCTCCACTATCTAATAAATCATCTTCATCAACATTAGTTGCTACTATAGCAGGGAACTTACCCGATTTACCAAATAAGTTATACACATCTTCAGTATCTTCTATGTCTATAGTCCATGCTAGTTTCTCATCTTTTATTAACAAAACAAAATCTAAATTACCATCTTCACGTTGATATATTTTAAATGTAGTATTTTTAGGAATGTTCTTTTTTAATTCCTCAATATCTTTTTCTAAAACATCTTCTCTTGCTTGAAATTTATTTGGGTGTATATATACAATATCATCTTGTTTCTTCATCCATGACATAAGACTATCTTCACGCCCTTCAAATAATTCATCAAAATCTTCTTTATAGTGTTTCACAACAAAATCTAAAACCTTATTGAATGGTTTCGGTCTGTCTCCATATTCTATAATATCATTCCTAATAGCCATTCTTAATTCTGCTCTTTTTGTTTTTATAATATCAGTAAGTTGTTCTTTCCATAAATCTATATTATATAATGCATTTTTCTGCATTAGTGTATCTCCTTCAAAACCATAAATAGTAAAACCATCTAAATTTTCTTTTAGAATAATTTCAGCATTACCGTGTATATCATCAGTAACATAATAAGATTTTTTAATTCCGGCCTTTTTATGTTTTCTCTTACCTTGCACTTTATCTGATAACCCACTACTTACTCTAAATAATCCACCCATTGTTCTACCTGCTACAAACTCTACAAAATCGGCTAAAGATTTTTTAGTTTTACCTGCAAGTTGTTCTAATGTTATAATGCTATCTGATTCAGTAACTTCCGGTAATTCTATTACTTTAGCAGAATATAAACTAAAACCATCTTTTGTCTTCTTTACTTCATCTACCTTGACTCTAATTATATCTCCAATTTTTACACATTGTTTTGTATTTAGTGCCTTACCTACAGGAATGTATGCTTTATCTTCTAATTCTACGGTTTTATATTTTCTAGTATCTTCAGCAGATACAGGGCCAATTCCCATAGTGTAACTATGTAAACCACTTTTGGTCTTCTTATCATCTAAAACTATTACATCTAAATCAATAAATTTTTTCCATTTAATCCATTTTGGGTTTTTCTTTTTACCAATAAGATAAGTAGATTCAATATCTTTAATCACTACACCTTCAGAACTAGGTAATATCATAATATCTTTAGCATAGTCTTCTATTTCTTTTAATGAATCTGCAATGCGAGTATCTTTTTTAGATGGGAATGCTAAATTTTCTGTAGAATGCTGACTATATTGATAGAATAAAGTATTTATTCTTTCACGTAGGGGTTCATCTGCAACCATTTTACCTTCATGTTTCATTATATCAAATACGTGAGCAGATAATCTACCTTTAGTTTCCTTTTTGAAAACATGTGATATTGTATCTGCTCTATGTAATGGTTCATCATTCAAAAATAGAGTTAATTCAGCATCTAATATACAGTCTCCGAAATTTTTCTTTTTCATTTCTTTTACCTGTTGAGGACATTTATCAGTAATATCTTTTTTATTATAAGAATAAATAGTTACAGTATCATCTGTTTTATGTATTTGTATTCTCATACCATCATATTTTTCTTGTACTAACCATTCTCCACTAAATCCCTTTAGTTCTTTAATATCATCTATTTCAAAAATTCTATACAATGGCTTGTTAGGAATTAAAAAATCAACCTCTGCTTTTTCTTCTTCACTTTTTTGAGCCTTTGCAATCTGTACATCTCTTAAATTTTCCCACTTAGATTCAGGATATATTTCCGTATACATTTCTTGTATTTTTACCATACCTGCTTTAATTTTATTATGTATTCTTTTATCATTAGTGCTTTCATTACCATAATGTTCTATTACGAATAAAGGTATATCACTAACTTTCAAATCTAATCCCATAATACCTCTTGTTATTAAATCGGGTTTCATGTCAAATTGTTCCCACAACTTTTCCGGTAAAGCATTAGAATGACTTCTCATAGCATAATGTAAAAATGCAATTAATACCTCTTCTTTTTCTAAAAAAGTATCAATTACTTTAGTATCAAAATGTTTACTAAAAGGGTCGCTTATTTCGTCTGATTGAAATCTAAGTTTTTTTACGGCTTCAAATACCTTTCTTGCTTCATCAGAAGTTGGGTCAACTACATCTTTATCAAACAAAACATCTTCATCTATATATTTTTTTAATTCCGTTGCAAAACTACTAATGTTATCAAAATCTTCCTTCATCATCATTATGACTTTTTTCCATTCAGAAGTATATTCAGCAGGGTCTTCTCTTGCTGAAAGATAGGCATATCTAGTACGTTCAAAAAAATCTAAAATGCGTTGTGTTAACGAATCTTTTTCTTTTTCAAATGCTAAACCTGTTTGAGTCATTTTTAACTCCTCAATTTTTATTTTCTTGTAAGAAATTTAAAATTGATTTTGATAATTTTTCATACTCATTTGCAAAATTATTATCATAAGGAAGGTCTTCAGCCATATTTTCTAATGATTCATATGCTTGTTTCATAACATCTGTTTTATTTTCAGACTTTGATATAATATTAGAATCATTAACAATCATTTCTTTTAAAGTAGATAATCCTTTTAGTACTATAGATTTGTAAATTTCTGCATTTATATCTTCTATAGAAGATTCTAATCTATTACGTTCTGATAATAATCTTCTATATCCTTGATTTGATTTACCATCTTTCATAGAATCATAAGATTCCATTTCTTCCTTAACACCATCTAATCTTTCTTGAAGTCTTTTTTTTCTAGATTCATCATCTTTTTCTTCTTCAGCATCTAAAAATGGATTGTCTTCTTTAATCATTTCTTTGTTTGCATCTTTAGGCATATCAATTTTTTCTTCTTTAGGATTTTTTGGAGGTCTTTTTACCTTTGCCTCTTCTCCTTCTGAATCATGAAGTCTAGCAAATTGACTATCTTCTAAAACTGCTTTTGCTTTTTCTATGGCTTCTTGTACTAATTCTAACTGATTCATTTTTAATTCCTCTATTGTGGTCTCTGTTGTTGCCCTTGTGGTTGCCCTTGTTGTGGCATAACTTGATTATAACTTTGATTCGCTTCATTCATTCGGTCTTTATCATACTGTTCCATTGTCATCATTGGTTTAGAAGGTCGTTTACCTCCGGCTGCTTTGTCTTGTTGTGCAAGCAATCTTGCTGATTCTCTTTCTTCTTCAATTGCTTGTTTTAAAGGTGTACCACTTTTTATGAAATCTATAATACCTTGATAAAAGAGTTCAGGGCTATAACCATGTGCTGCTACCCATTCTTTTTCTAAAGCATCTAAACTATATATTTCTACTATAGCATCTGCTAACATTTGCTTTCCTTTTGCATTTGCTTTTAGTACGGTTTCCCAATTATTCTTCATTTTTTTATCCCTCTATTGTTTCTATTATGTTATGGATATCTGACCAATCCATCTTGGCTATTTTATCACCCGACATTTGATTTGTGTTAGTTTGCATTCGTGGGTGAGGACTATCTACAACAACATATCCTGATTTCATTAATAAATTATCCTTATTATAAACCGCTTCTTCAAGAGTTTTAACCTTAGACACTAATTCTTTTAATAACATTAACATTTCATTATTCTCTTTCATACTTGTTCCTCCCTATACGCTATAACTTTCTCTTGTATCCTTTCTTTTAAAAATGCTTTCCAATTCATGTGTTCACCTATTACTGTATAGTTTTCTTTCTGCTTGTTCATCTCGTAGATTTTGTGTTGCTCTATCTATGAAGGACATATCTCCTCTTGTTTTTGCTCTTACTTGTGTTTGTTCTTTCTTTTCAAACATTTCACATTGTCCTGTAGGGCTAATAGTTATTACATCTAATATACAATGCATATTTTCATTAGAACGACAAGTATTGGCTTTGCATATTTCTACTACGCAATCACCTTTTTCTTTTACAATACTTTGCCAACTCATTCTAAATCACTCAAGCATCCAATCATCATTCATAGGTGTCAAAAATTCTTTAGCATCTTCTAACTCATCATTAAAAGATAATTTCATTACCTTTTCCAAAAATTTTCTCATCTCTTTTGTATCATCATCTAAATAAGTAGCAAATAATATCCCTGTATAATTTTCTTTTAGTTCTTCATCATAAACATTACATTGAATCATATATTCATGAGTATTTGGTTTAGGTGCATCTTCAGAGTCATAGGAAAGGTTATCATAAATATCTTTTATTTCATCGTTACGGTAGCCATCAATTAAATAACGAGTAGATTCTATTTCTACATTTTTATATCCTGATAAAACGTTATCTATTTCTACAACTGCCTCCATAACAGTTAGTTTCCTTTTTAGTATATCTTGCCAACTCATTTTTCATCACCTTTCTCAAAACCATCAGAAAATTCATTGTCTAATAATTCTTTAATTTCTTGTGGGATATCTTCATCCTCATTGTAAATTTCTTTATCGTCTTTAGTTATTTTAACGATGTAATCATTATGAGCACTTCTACTAATATTACTTACTTCGTAGCCTTTACCTTCTAAAAAATCTATTACTTGGTTAGAATACTGTTTATCTGCACCGTCATCAAAACCAAATTTAGAAAAGGAATCTTCCCAATCGTATCTATTTTTTAGAATGTCTTGCCAACTCATTTAAATCACTCTGAATTATATTTTCTGTCTTCAATTTGGGTATATGGTTTACTATTATTTTGTTCGACTATTCCAAACTCATAACTACTTGTGTTACCACACTTAGGACAGGTATGCCGATAAAACAAAGCAAAACCATCAGGACTTTTATCGGTACTTTGAAGCATAGTAGGAAACTGTTCGTTCCATTCTTTACTATCATCACTTTCATAACCACAATGATGACACATGAAAACTGTGCCTTTATTCGAATCACCAAAACTTTTTCGTACTATATCTTGCCAACTCATTCTAAATCACCTTTCTTTTTTGGATAAACCACTGTTCTTAATTGATTGTAAAGAGTCTCGTAACCCTTCCTTAGTTTAGATGCGGTGGCTACTAAGTCTAAGTTACTTTCGTCATATTTCTCTAATTTCTTTCTTAATACCTTATCAGACTTAACTAAATCTAATGACTTCATCTCTGAAATTAAATCAGTCAACTTAGTTACTTCTTGGCCCATGAACTCTGTTGGTTCAGCAGCCTGTAATAGTTTTTTGATTCTCTTTTTTTGTTTAGGTTCTAACTTAGCAACAAGACCTCTATCTTCTTTAACTACTTCAAACCAATCCATTTCTTATTCACCTAACCTTTTTCTTACATTTGATTTACCAAGAAAATTTTCCCCTGCACTTTCAAGTTCAGGAAATTCTCTCTCTAAATCAATATCTCTAGGCTCATCTATATCTATTAAAGGTTCTTCAATATTAGGACTTGCCATATAGTCTCCACGTAATTTTAATATTGCTATAATAAATTCAATAACATCTAGATACTTTTCAACTTCTTTTAATTCACTTTGAGAAGGTTGTCTCAAATGTGGTTCTAACTTATCTTGTAGTTCATCTGCTTCATTTGCTATATCAATTAATACACTTTCTAATTTATCTACAGGGCTTCTAAATAATAATTTTTCATCTTCTTCAGTATATTCTTCTGCCTTTTTATGAAGTATAGTCATTAGTTCTTCTGTTAATGTTTCAAAATCTAATTTAAAATGTTCTAATAATGAGCCTCTACTACTAAATATTTCCTTTCTAGAAAGGGCTTTGATACCTAATCCTTCTACTATTTCGTTAAATAATTCTTTACTATTTTTACCACTATATTCTTTGTAGGCAATCTGACCATCTATTATCCAATCTTCTTCTGAATCATCCCACTTAGCAGAGGTATCTTCTAATAAAACTGAATGTAACTGACTTACAGGTTTTCCATCTAAAAAGAAACTTATTATTTTATTTATATCAACTTTCTTAAATTTCTTTTTAAACTCTTGTACATCTTCATCTTCTACCCTAAAACCGTTTTTGGCTACTATTGTAAAAACACTTTCTAAAAGACTAGATACTTCTGTTTTCCTTGTTTCAGAACGCTGAGGTTTTACCTTTTTACTTCCTATTTTTGTATCTTTACCAAACAAGGCCAACCTGTATAATACATCTTTTATTTTATCAAGTTCATCTACATCATCTTGAGTTAGAGTTTTCTTATCCATTACATTTCCTAAATTTAAATTATTAACAATCTCTCTTATGATTCTTGGAAACATTGTCTTTGATTCATTCATATCTGTAAATTTATAGGTTAATGGATTAGTGTTCCCTTCTATACCTTTTATTTTGGCAGAAATAAATTCCTTTAACTTATCTCTCTCAAAATAATCATATGTTTCATTAATTTCTTTTTCTGATACTCTGAGTTTTTTTGCTTCTTCATATAAAATAGGGTCAATTTCTCTCGCCTTTAGTATATTCATGAAACTCATACTCTCACCTTAAAATGGTATATTTTCACTTTGATTCTTTCTTTTCTTTGGTAAAAGTATTGCATTTGGAACTTCTGCACTATTAGGAGCAGGTCTATGGTTTTCAATTGGTTTAGCAACACCAACTGTAAAATCTCTATTCTTTTCTATTCTTCCATCTGCGATACTTTTCTCACGTATTCTTGCTTCTTTTAATTCTCTTTCTAATTGTCTTACACCTTTATCTTCACTCATTTTCTTCACCTTTATATGTTTTGAGACATTCTTTCTTGCTCTTCTTGTAATCTCTTTTGTTCTTCTTGTAATTTCTTTTGTTCTTGTAGGGCTTGCTTTTGTTGTTCTATTTTTTCTTTCATCTTACCCGCAGCAAAATTCCCTGCTGCACCTATAGCCTTTTTTCCCATTGGCGTTTTAGCAGCAGCCAAACCTGCCCTTCCTGCTACTGCTAAAGCAGGTAAAATCTTCTCTACTTCTTCTGTTTTTAAAGTATTAAACCACTCATCTTTTTCTACCATATCATCACCTATTCTGTTCTTCTATCTACATTCCTATTTCCTGCTTCAGCAGGTAGTCCACTAAACCGCTTATCAGGGCCGACACTATTGCGAGCCTTATTCTTTGTGGGGTTTGGATTCATTTGTGGAGTAGATTCACCCATACCTGCTTCCATCATTTGACCCATTTGACTAGCATCAATATTAGTTCCTGCGTAAGGGTCTGTTTCAACCATCTCTTCTTCCATTGGCCCTTGTTCTGTAGGAGGTGGTGGGGGTTTAACAAATGTAAATCTACCTTCATCATCCATATTAACTTCAAATCCTAAATTCTTTATAGAAGCAGCAACATTAACTTCAATTTCTCTCTTTCGTAATTTAGCAATTTCATCTTCTTCTTCTGATGGTGGCAATTTTAATTCCCAATCTGTAATACCAAACTCCTTTGTTACGAATGGGAAAACATAATTATTCCAAATTGTTTGAGCCATTTCTACGGCTCTATTGGTTACAAGTATTTGCATACCCTCATTATTTAATCCACCACTTGCAGAATTATCAGACATAAATATTTTACTTACTCCATAGAAAGCAGATATTCTATCACGTAAATCTTCTTTGACTTGTATATAATCCATCTCTTTTAGACTATCCATAAATTTAACCCACTCAATAGAACCTTTACCATTTTCAGATTCAATTCCCATAACAGGAATAAAGTGTGGGTCTGTTTCCATTTTTTCTTTTACACTTCTCCAAAAAGATTTCATAGAATCCATGTTTCTAGTTTGTACTGCTAACAAACCTTTTGGCATTCTAGCCTTTGTGTAAGAAGAATTTACATAATTTTCCATTGCAGTTAAAGTAGTAACTTGATTCCATAATGTAATTATTGGAGACATACCATATAATCTAGAAGGTGAATATTTACTAAAATGCAAAACCTCTCCCTTAACAAAATATTGTTCTTCACCGTTTACTCTATTTACATAATGTACAGGATGTAATTCAGAATTACACATTTCACATATTCCACTAGAAGAAGTATCTAACATAGTTCTGTGTTTCAAACATGTGTAACCATCTATCCCCCTTTCACCTAATTCATTAGAATAAATGTGCATTGTTACGGGGTCTCCACGATATACTTCTTTTATTCTATGCATTTGAATATCTCCATTATTATCCATAAAATATTCTTTAACCATTACAAGGTAAGCATCATCCATAATATTTAGGTCATCTTCCATTTCTTTTAGAACATCAATAAACATTTGTTCTGACTTATTTACATATCCACCTAATAACTTTTTAGCATATTCTAATTGGGCTTCATCAGCCTTTACTAAATTTAAAGATTCACAATTACTACATTTAGATACAGGGGTTTTATGTTCTTTACCACAATCTGCACACTTTCTTAAAAATGATTCTTCCCATGTATATCCTCTTCTAAATACCTCTTGTTTTAATTGAGTAGTACATGTTCTCACAACTGTTGAATTAGTAGCAATTTGATAAATAATAGGAGATGTTAACAGATATGAAGTATTCTTTTCTTGAATACCCATATTGTATACTTGTCTATCTGCGGGTTTAGGTGTAGTTCTTCTAAATAGATTTCTAATACTAAAGGTGCGTTGTTCTTCTACCATGTGTTCATTCCTCCTTATTTATTGTTTTGTGTGTTTTCTGTATATTTTCGTAATCTAACTTATCCATTAAAGTCATTTTACATTTATCGTGTAATTTTGCAACAGTTGTAGGGTCTATACCATATTGTGAAAAATCATATCCAACATGGTCTTTGTGATTTTCATATTTCATTAATTGGAAAAGTTCATCCTTTCTTTCTTTATACCAATCAGTTTTTTTATATGATTTCTTCATACGAATTAGTTCTAATAAAATATCTGCATTAGCCCCCTTCATTCTAAAGTGTGGTCTACATTTAGTTAAAATATTAACTACATCATCACCGGAATAAAAATTTAATCTATTAACGGGTCTTGTTGCTTGTGGAGATTTTTGGTCAAGATGAAGCCTACCACAACCTAAAGATTTATGCATTTCTAACATAAATGCTTTACCTCTTTCACCTGTAGCAATTAATCCAACTCTAGGATTATGGTTTTTATCCATCGTAATATAACCATCTGAGTCTATAAATGCAGCAGTATAAGCATAAATATCTTTTTTAATGTCATCGTGTATTTTATAAAAAGCACCATTAACATTAGTAATATTCATACTTTTAGCCATTTTAGATATTATGGATGGCGAAGTTTTCTTAAACAAATTTGAAGGCAATCGCTCATGTATTTGTCTTGATGATATACCATTTTCTTCACAAACTGCTTTAAGTATTTCTTGTTTAATAATATCTTTAGGGCTTACTCCTAACATATAGTCCTTTAGAGATTTCTTAAATGCTTTTTTATTAACCACCATTTGTTTAGATAATTTTGCATATTCTTTGTTAAATGATAATCCTTGTCTATCTAATTTTGCTTCCCAATATTTACATAGACTATCTATCATATCTCTTCTAGCATTTTCTTCTGTTACATAAGATAATTTAATTAAAGTATCTTCATTGCAGGTCATTTCCTTCACGATTGGTTTGTATTTACTTATCCAATAAGCATTTTCTATTGTATTATCTAAATGTTCTCCATATGCTTTAATTAAATTGTCAATAGATTCAGTTATTGCAATCTTTTCCTCACCCTTTAACGTTCTTCTATATTTTCTAAGTTGTTTAATTAAAGAAGGTACATCATTATCTTCTACTTGTAATTTTTTAACATTAGTTGTTAATTCCTTTCTTGCTTTAGATAATGATAATTGATATTCTGCGGCAAACCTTTTTTCAACATCAAAATGACTAGAAATTCTTTGCTCTTTTAGCCAAGTTTTTTTCATTTTATCTGTTAATTCTTTTTGTCTTTCTACTAACTCATTTTCTTGGTCTGCGAGTTCAGCCGCTTGTCTAAGTTTGTCTCCTTTTTCACTCATTCAAACACACCTCAAAGATTCAACCCTGTAACTCCACTCGCCATTAAGTTAACAGGCTTTTGGGTCGAATTGAATATATCCATGTCATCTAACAAGATAAAGGTTTCATTCGCCGACTGTGTTGCAGCGTTGGCTAATGCTAAACTCATCACTAAATCGTCATGTGCACCAACACCCTCAAACCTACCCGAATCGGTAATACTAAACATTGATAATTCTTCTATCAACATGTTAGTTATTTTCTTACTATTATTATCCCCATAAGGAAAATGTAACTTACCATTTTCTATATTCATTTGTAAATTTAAAATAATTTCTTGTTTCTTTCTTCTAGTGGTATTAAAGTCGTGTACATTTAAATCAGATACGTTTCTTAGTTCTTGAGTAAATGCCTTAGCAAAGGTGTTGGTCTCATAAAATATTTTATCCGGTTGAAATATTTTACCAACAATGCGAATTTTTTCAATGTTTTCTCTAAATTCTACATTCTTGGCTCTGTCAATATGTACAATAGTTTTATTTTGATTTTCATCTACTTCTAATACTGTAATTACATTGTAATCCCCATCAGTCGAAATAGCAGGGTCAACACCCACATAATATCTGTATCCTTTTTCTCTTCTATTTCCTAACTTTAAAATATAATCTTTATTTTTACATTTTTCAATATAATCAGGATTAAATAAAGCAGTACCCGTAGATATAGGAACACACAAATATTCTCTTGTAAATTTTAAAGACCCGATTTCAGTTTTTCTTTGCATAAGTGCTTCATAATCCCACCTTGCGGGCCAAAGTGGTTCATTTAATGAATTTAAACAAGGGTATTTATTAACAGTATATGCTTCATTTTCTTCTAATTGAGCAAATATATCTGTGTAAGTAAAAGGCGTTCCAATCATTCTAAGTTTAGAAGTATGGTGAAGTGTTGGTATCATGTCTCCAAAGAACCAATCAGTAACACGTTGAATTGCTGATAGGCTAAACTCCTTCAAGGGGTCATCAATAATTATTTCTTGAGGATGAAGTCCTCTAATCTGAGAACCAACGGAACGTTCCAATATTTGATTTCCATTAGTTAACTGAATGTTTCCAATAGCCCAACCCCTAGTAGGTTTAAATTTCTTAAGTGCAGGGTGGTTAAAATATCTATCAATTTCTCTCATATGAACAAGAGTCTGCTTTTGGTTAGATGAAATGTATAACATCTGATATGGAGGCTCTTGAAAAACTAAATTCCAAACAACCCAACTATGCATGAATACAGATTTACCATGTCCTCTAGAACATATGATTACACTTCTTTGTGTTTCACCAAGTAATTGAAGCCACTCTTCTTGATGGTCAGCAAAATCCCACCCTAATACATTTTTAAAAAAATAAGGAAAAGAATTTTTAGATAGTTCCATGTCCATATCAGACATAAAATCTATATTACCAAACTCCATTTTATTTCCTCTGCATAATATAGAACCAATTAGATATAGGTTTAAAATACAGTTTTCTTATAGGAGCAACTTCACTAGGAATAACTCCCTTAGAATATACTAATTCTATTACATCTTTTACATCTTGAGGAATATCTTCTTGACCTACTACATTACCATTTTCTATTTCTATATCTCTAAAACCAACTTTAGAAAATACTTTTTTTCCGGCAGGTTTAGCCATACCAACTATGGGTTTATCCCCATGTAATTCTATAACTTTGTTACTAACTACTGTTCCTGCACCTCTTGTATCGCTTGAATCTAATTTACCCGCATAATCAGAACCATGACTAACTAAGCCCAATAATAAATATACACCATTATGTAAACCAATTCCTTGTACTGCAATAGGTTTATCTTTACTAAAGGATATCCAATACCCACCATTAGTTTTTTCAAACATTGTATTGTTTAGAAGTTTATATCTTTCATTTCTTGTCTTATATTGTATACCTTCTTTAGCAAAAAGTTCTACAACTTCCTTTTCACGGAACGGCCCTTTTACTTCAAATTCCGCCACTAATATCACCTAAAATTAGCCTTTAGATAATATACACTTTCTACAGGAACACCATGCATTTTACTTATACTTTCCATTGAATCCATTTTATTTACAATTTGTTCTATATCACTTACAGTAACATCTACATGATAGGTGTTTTTCAATACATCAATTGCCTTATTTACATGGTTGTAATTATTTAATTTAGAAGTGTTATAGTATACAGGTTTATCCATCATTTTTCTAATATTATCGTGAGCATCTAAAAGTTTTAATTCAGCATCAGATTTTACAATATTCATATCATCAAGAGCAGAAAAGAATCTTTTGATTAAATCTCTTGTGGTTGGATTACCTGAATACTGCTCTCTGTTTTTATTTAGATGTGATTCAATTGCTTCTAATGGGTAAACTTTTTGGTCTTTGTATAGTTCTTTCCACTCTTCAGTTTTTTTATTGAATATTTCTACATCATTTAATTTATTCTTAGTGATAATAGTATTTAGGAATACACCAAGTTCAACTTTAGAATCTTCCTTGAAGTTACCCCCTAACCCTCCTAATATTTCAGCAGTTAATGTTTGTAGCCCTTGTAACTGTGTTCTTAATTTAACATAATCTTTTTCAGCAGGAGTTGTAATAAATTCTAAAGCCGTTACAATTTGCTCTAACTCATCTTCATCTAATAATAACGCACCATATTCTGCTTCCATCGCTAATAAAGTAAAGAAAGAATTATCTTTTTGTATGTCTTGTTGGTTGGTTAATATTTGTATTAATCTACTATTTGCAAATTCTATCTTATCATCAAATGGTTTGTACCTAGAAGTCATAGGTAATATATAGTAATCTATAATTGCTTCCATCATTGCTTTATGCTCATTAGTTAATGCTTTTATTTCTTCTAAGAAATTTTGTCTATCTTTTCTACCAAGTGTAGCAGATACTAATGTTGGTTTCTTTTGTGCTTCTGTTCCTTTTTCTTCTATACTAGTAGGAGATGCTAGTTTGTCCAAATCTGAACCACTAGATAAAAATTTACTAATTGTTTCTAAAAAATTACCAATATTTTTTAGGTTCTCTATTTCGTTTATATCATCATTATCTTTAGTTTTTATTATACCACTTTCTAAAATTCTTTCAGATGCAGGAAGATAAAATTTTGAAGTTCCTGACACTACTGCTTGTGCTGCTAATGTGTTTACATAGTCCTCAATATCATCATCTATAACTATTGTAAATTTATCACCTAGTCTTTTCATTGCTCTTTTAATTCGACTAATTTCCTTATTAAAAATAGGCCACTCTGCCCATGCTGAAAATTCATTTCTATTTTTATTTTCACCTGCATATACATAATAAAACAGTGGGTCTACTTTAGTAGTGTCATGTAATTTACCTAATTTCTTACCTAATCTAGAAACTTGTGCGTCTTCTTCCTTAGACTCAATCGCATCTATTTCTATAAATTCTGTTTTATCCCCTGTTTCTTTATCTGTCATACTTGTACGAGTAGCAAGTCCACGACCTTCAAGTCCTAACTCTTCATTAGATACATTAGAATCTAATCCTAACTCTTGGATAAGTTCATCTCTTTGTCTATCCAACTCTACATCTGCACCCTTTTTATCAAGAGTGTCTAAAAAAGTTTCAAATAAAATTTGAACTTTATCAGTTCCTTTAACCCAATCTTTCATTGTTTTACCATCATATTCTAAAATATATTTGTATTTGTTTTCATCTGCTTCTAATTCTTCTGCAATAGAGATAAAATCTTGAATTACTTCTTTTAATTTATCATTAGTAGTTTCTATTTCTTTTAGTCCTTCTTTAAATTCTTTAACTGTGTTTACAACATCTGTATACTTTTCATCAATACCTTGCCAATACTTGTAGATATCTTCTCTTCTTGATAAAAACTTTAAATCTAATTTTCCTATTAACATGTCTGCATCTAATTCCATACCTTGCAGAGACACACTTTTATCAGTGGTTAATCTACTATTAATTTGAGTAATAAATGGTTCAACTAATTTTCTCATCTGTTGGGTTGGTGCACTTTCTAAGGTTCTTAACCATTCTTGTAATTTATTTTTTGAAAGGACTCCTTTACTCCAAGAAATTCCTTGACTTAGAACCTCATTTGCATTTTTTAAATTATACTTAGTAGATTTTCCTTTCATTTTAAAATTATTAAGAACTCTATTTATTCCTTCTGATTCCCCTCTTTCTATTGCTGACTCTTTATCTTGTGATTCTACATCAGCAAGAGTTTCTTTAGTTTGAGTACCAAACGCCTTTCTTTCTTTTAATTGTGAAATGACAAATCTTAACATTTTACTTTTCATATCATCCGGTCTAATAGACTGAAACCCTTCATATTCTTTACGCATGTAATCATTTAATATTTGTTGTACTTCACCGTCTAATGCTTCAGATAAAATATGAGGTTGAAATACATATCCATCTTTAGTTTCCCTTAACAATACAGAGTCATCTTCTTTACTGCTAGAAGAGTTTTGTACTAAGAAATTAAATAACATATCTTTATTAAAACTCTTTCTAAGTTGAATAGCAGCCTGTCTAATATTTTCTTGTTCTACACCAACCTTGTCTAAATGGGTTTTTAATCCATCCATACCATTTTTTAATAATATAGAGAAAACCTGAACCTTATCTAACTCATCTAAATTTTCTATTTTAACTACCATTTTATACCCTCGTTTTTACCCAATTATACGGTTCTAATTTCTTCCTACCGTGTAGTATACTTTTGTCTCCACTACCCATATAGTCTACAATGGTTTTCATTAACTCTTCAAAAAAAGCCTCTCTTATTCTAGTATAGTTTGATTGTGATAATGCATCCCTTACTTTCTTTTCATTATCTTCAGTAGAATTTTTACCATATTTTCTAACCAATCTAGGTAAACTATCTGCTCCACCTAGACTTACCACTTCAATTCTACCTAAAACACGTATAACACTAGGAAGAGTTGCTGATTGAGTTTTCATATTATCTAACTTAAACATATTAGCACCTTCAGTTTCCCTTGCTAAGTCTAAATAAGATTCAAGTGCATCTTCATCTGTATCAACAGTATCTACTGAAATAGTTTTAGAACTTCCCTGTTGCCCAAATAATCTTATTAATTTTTTACCATCTTCTAAAGATGCTGCTCTCATTCCTCCACTACGATTATCTTTCATGCGTTCTAGTTCTGTAGTATACTCCGAATAATACTCGTAAACATCATCTTCATCTATATCAGGAAAATATTTTTCTAATAATTTAAGTTGTTGTTCATTTAGACTACCATCTTTTACAGATATTAAAGCACTATAATCTTCTTTAGGTATACTATAATCTACCTTTTCTGTTCCACTTATTCTAGATTTCCATTCATTTTCTAAAGAAATTTTGTTTGCGTGTTCTGACATCTTTTTTCTAAATGTAGGAAAACTATTATTAGAATCATCCCATAATTCTTGTATTATTTCAGAAACATTTTTTCCTGCATCTTCTATAAATTCTGAATCGTCATCAATAAAAATATTAGTTCTTAACATATTAATCACTGCTTGTTGTTGATTACTTTGTTTAGTTGTTCCTTCTGTTGGAAAGTTTGATGGTTCAAAATTAGGATTATTCATAACCCATTCTAAAGAAGGGTTCATTCTATTCCCAATTAGTTTTTTAAATTTTCTAGGAATATATGGAACATTCGCTTCTCCGACCTTATATAAAAACTGTAAATATTCTACAAAGAATGCAGGGGTTAATTTACTTTCATCTACTTTAACTTTCAAATCTTCTTCCTCTTGTGGAAGTTTAAATTTTAATTGTGCAGCAAGTTCCGGTTTATCTTTTAGATACTCAGATAATTTATTTTCATTCTTTTCATCCCATACCTTTAGTCTTAATTGTTCTCTAGGATTTTTATTAAAAAATTCTACTACTTCATCATGTTTACCATCTAATAATAATTTAATATTATTTACCATAAAAGGTCTTTCATCTCTAGATTTTTTCGGTATTCCGTCTAGTATCATCTGAACAAGTTCCTTTTCATCTTCATCTCCGGCTTGTTTAATTTGACGACCTGCTGCTCGTAATATTTCTTCTCTATTATATTCATACCCTTTGCTATCTGTACTATTATCTTTAACACCTTGAATAAGTTGTTCAATACCTGCTTTATTATCTGACAACATTAGAACATTAATCTGTTTATCCCAATATTTAGCA